ACACGCGCCGTCAGTGTGTACCATGATATTGGTAGAATGGCGAGCAACTGGATTCTACATGGAGACCCCAATGGATAAAGGAGGTGCGTATGCATTAGACTCTAGTTGAAATGTCCACCGCTCGTACACACGGTCAGAGGAGAATGGGAACATGAAAAGAATCGCAGGTCTGCTATTCGCTGGTCTACTGCTTAGCTCCCCAGCTATGGCAGACACCATTATCACATTCGGCAACATCACGCCGAATCAGTTCAACGCAGTTGACAATGGTAATGGGACTACCACACTGTCAACTACGTCGAATGTAAACATCACGCAGATTATCGCGGGCGCGCTCGACCCGAATGCGTTGTTTACGTTCACTGCTACGTCTACTGAAGATGCACAGCTTCTCTTGGGTGGAACTGTAGTATCACAGAGATTCGCGGGTACGTTCAGTATCACGGACCAAGCGAATACAATCGATTACTTGTCAGGGTCATTTGGTGCAGCACTGGAGTTCGGTGGAACCGGGGCGACTGGCGCAGTACTTACTGCAAACAGTTTCCCACAGTCACCGCCACTCGTTCTTTCCAGTGACCTACTGGACTTGATTAACCCTGAGTCATTCGCATTGGCATTTAGCAATATCACACCACCGCTCGGAGTCAATACGTATCTGGTTGGTGGAGTTTCGCATACTACGATTGCAAACTTTGCAGCGTCTTATGCGGGTAGTGCTGACGCGAACATCAATGCAGTCCCTGAACCAGCCACTCTTACTTTGCTTGGAGTAGGACTGTGTGGTCTAGCTGGTAAGTTGCGCCGTCGTTATGGACGAGGATAAGCGCAAGCTCATAGTGTTGGCACCTGTAGTAGTGGCTACCATATATGGCAGAACAGTATGGGCAGCTACAATACAGACTGCTGGTAGCGCATGTGGTTCATGTGTGCCATCAGGAACAACTCGACTAAGCGAGTATAAATAGACACTAGGCTTAGTGCGGATACCACAGAATATCGTGGTATCGCTGGAGGATATGATGGCTGACATAAGACAAATGACTCTGAGAGAAGCTGCGAAGTTTGACCATGTGAATGGTCTGAAGTTCAAGCTGACAGGATGGGGCATCATCTGCAAGGAACGTCATGACAAGGGCATCTCACGTAAGCAAAGAAGGTTGAAGAAGTGAGTGTACTAGCAGGATTATTCCTGCTATTCCTCATCTCTGCTGTGATGCCTGAACCTAAGGAGCCTGAATGATGGGAGTTAGAATAATCGGTAACTACAAGTATTCTGCTATGTATTGCAGCACTACTGACTGGGCATTCGGCCCGGTCTTTAGTGATGACAATGACCATGACGCGGACGAGCGTATCCAGTCTTTCCTTCGCTATCTTGGAAGGCTGGACCCGCGTACGTTGACTGACCATGCACTACAGATTAAGTACAGCGAGTGGCTTGCTCAGGAAGAAATGCAGTGGAAGGCTGAGAGGCTGGCTCAAGAACTGAAGGAATTACAAGATGACTAAGAATGGAAAGATACGCATTCAACCACGGTGCAAGCACGGTCGTCGTATGCCCAAGACGGGTACCATCCATGAGGTAGTCCTTCTGGGTCTACAGAAGATTGCCAAGTCAGAGGGTAAGTCCGTGTCGTGGGTGATGCATATGATTATCGCGGATTGGTTTGGCCGCGACATTATGGGAGACAAGGTGTGATAATCACTGGCATAACAATCACCATCGACGTTGATGGCGGACCTGATGATGAAGGTCTACAGCCCAAAGAGATTGTAATGAATGGCAATAATTGGAAGATGCCTGAGAACGTCTTTCCAAGAGACTTGAAGTTCCTTGCAAACTTGCAGGAACTAATTGAACGGTACAACAGAAGGACAAGATGACTGACATACTGATACCCAAGAAGAATGTCATCTTTGACGCTACAGTCTTATCATCGCTGATGAGCTGTGGGCGTCTGCATGACATACGATTCAATCACAGACTCATCTCCACAAGAGGTAAGTCTAACTCTCTCGAAATAGGCTCACTGATACACAAAGTGTTAGAGGTCTATTACAAGCATAAGATAGACGGTTTCCCACGCGCGACTGCAATAGGACAGGCTATGGCGGCAGGTCAACTGTTCATTGCAGGTTGTCCTCATTGCAGTAACTACAAGAATGAGGGCGAGCCTCCATCGTGCGGACATCAGGCAGAAGAATATCCGGGTATGCAGAATACACCGGAACAGAGTGAGAAGTTTACAGTGGGCTGGCGCTTTGCGTTGCAGACCTGTGAACAGTACTTCGAGTTCTACAAGAACGATTCCTTCATTCCCCTTGCTGCTGAAGAAGTGCGCGGCGAGGTCATCTACGAGGATGATGAGATACGTGTACTGTGGAAGGCGAAGTTCGACCTCATCATAGACACAAGTGACGTTGGCATAATGTCAACGGACCACAAGACATTCAAACAGCGTAGAGATAAGACTACGTTGAGCAACCAATTCACAGGACACTGTATCCTGTTGAAAGCTCGGCGTGTACTGGTCAACAAGATAGGACTACAGACCTCCATCAAGGATATTGGAGAACGTCTGACACGCGAGATTGTGCCCTACAGTGCAGCTAGACTGCATGAGTGGCAGGCAGAGATTGTGCCGTACTACGCGTACAAGTACATCCAGTATGCCGAGTCTGGATACTGGCCTCCCAACTATACGCACTGCGACACAATGTATGGTCCGTGTCCATACAAGCAGGTGTGTGAGGGCGACCCTGAAATGCGTGAGGAGATTCTACGGAATGAATACACGCTGGCCCCCGTGTGGGACCCACGTAACAAAGAGGTGGAGTGATGAAGTGCATTGAGTACAGAGTTCACCTCAAGCATGACGCAAACGATGATGAGGTGAGAGAAGCAGCGGAGACACTGCACGATGAGATTATGGATGCAGTGTCAGACCCATGTGCGCCTAGCGTCTTTACTCAGGATGTAACCTACGAGATTCGTGGGGAAGATAACGGAGACTTCAAGCAACTCAGGCTAAACTTTGAGAAAGAATCCTAATGCCTACGATGAGTGAAGTTAACTTCGACTCTCTTTACTGTATGTTCAAGGGAGAGCCGGGGACGCGCAAATCTACACAAGCCCTATCATTCCCAGGGCCACAGTTCTGGTTCTCATGGGATAGGAAGATGAACGGTATCTATCTACCCATGAAGAAGTGGGGTATAGACCCCAAGACAATCTCGTACGAGGACTACGAGGATTGGAATAAACCACGTACGAAGTTGGAACAGCTACAGACTACGTGTCCATACAAGACGTTGGTCTTTGACTCGCTAACTAGCATGGCGGACATGACGTTACGACAGACCGTGAAGATGAAGTACGGTAAGTCACGCGCGTCCGGTGCAGCAGCAGGGAAATTGATTGCGGGTATTGCGGTCAATGAGATAGAGGATTACAACGCTGAGTCCGCTGCATTGCAGGAACTCATCGCGCTCACCAAGGATATCAATGCATATCACAAGGTGAACGTAATCCTTATCGCACACGTAGTGCAAGCAGAGTATCGCAACACTACGAACAATACCACTCACATCAGCAGGACAATCATAACTGCTGGTAAGAAGGTAGCGCCTAAAATCCCCGCATACTGTGGTGAAGTATATCACTTCAACATTAAAAAGGGGATGGTAGAAGGAGCAGGAGGTGAATACTCACTACTGACAGAGCATACGGGTGATGACTTCGCAAGAACAGCACTCGGTTTGGATAGGGAGATTGTCTTCGGTGACAAGCCTCTGTACGCAACCTATATCAAACCTGCTATCGCCTCGGTACAACCTAACAACGTAGCAAAGTTTGGAGCATAACAGTGACTACAGTATCCTTCTCGGACAGCGACCTTCTCCGCAACAAGATTGTGGAGCCTGCGTGGTACGTGTTGGACATTCAGGGGCACCGTACGTGGACGCCCACCAAGGATGGACAGTCCAACAACTGTCACATGGAGACTGTTATCCTGAAGAACGCGGATAACGGTTCGGACGACTACACGGGCGTACCCATTGAATTGCAGTTCAATGACAAGCCCAAGGCAAAGGGATTCATCGAGGGATTCCTGCGTGGGCTTGGTGTGGACATCCAGTCCAACACGCGCTACGACCTCCAGAACGCCGTGGGCCAGAAGATTGAAGCGTTCATCGAGAACGACACGTACAACGGTCGTCTGGTGAACCGCTGCAACCACAAGTACCGCGTCGTACGCGGCTAGTTACTATACCCACCGGAGTAGATTGGCCTTACCTATTCCGGTGGGTACTTTACTTAAAGGCCCAACCCATGTGGAGAGTGTCATGTACGAGATTGAAGAAGAAGTCCTTTCAACACCTCTAGCGATTGACGATGAGTCGGATGTAACTCCTGAGGTACCAGAGGAACCGGGAGTTGTACCAGAGGATGAACCTGTACTCCCCGTCGATGATGATGAGGTGGAGCTTGAGGATGAAGAAGAAGAAGAACTTGAAGATGAGGACGAGGAAGAAGAAAAAGAAGAAGGAACTTAGGCATTCATTGAGTGGTGAACTAGAAGGCCAGAGGTTGTCATGTTCCCGGCCAGAACTAGCCTCATGACATAAGTTGACCCTAGTGAGTCACTCGATGATAGGGGACACGCCCAATACTGACAACCCTGTCAGATTACGGGTGTGTCCCCGACTTCTTTGTGGGAATGAGAATGTCTGACGTTAAAGTTATCGGACGCATTATCAAGGTGAGTAAGCAAGGGTGGGGGTTTATCTCATCAAAGGAGATTGAGTTTACCCGTATATTCTTTCACTGGACTGCTCTAAGACAAGATACAAACTCTTTTCTAGAGCTAAAGACTGGCATGACAGTAGAGTTCACACCTTTACAGATTCCTGGTAAGGGTTGGCGTGCTGTGCATGTGCGGGTGGTAGAAAAGCAGGTACCAAATGAACCAACCAGTCCTGATATGCCCGCACTGCAAGAATGACGACAGGAGCATGATAGACTTGGTAGAACTACATCGAGTCTATTTCTGTACTGTGTGTGCCAAGATATTTGAGGTGCCTGATGAGCGACTTCCACAAAGAACTACTGACCGAACTGACTAAGGACTGGACTGTCGAACAACTAGAGGTGTATATAGGTGAACTGAGATTGAAGGCTGTTGAATTGGATAGGTGGATTGCACACATAAAAGCTCTCCAAAAGAAGAAGGTGAAGAAGCCTGTATTCGATACGGACTCACGCGGGGGTAAGGGATGAGCGACAAGAAATACGTACCCGGTATGGGTCCAGTAGGAGCTAAGATACTCATACTAGGAGAAGCACCCTCACGCGAGGAGACAGCAGCGGGACGCCCATTCGTTGGTCCTAGTGGACGCGAACTTGATAGACTGTTGAAGGATGCAGGTCTATCACGCGCCGACGCATGGATAACTAACGTCTGTAAGTATGAGGTTCCACCTAACCGCGACCAGAAGAAGTCATCATTCTATGGACGCGCAGTAGCTTCTGGAATAGACATTGACAAACAACTAGCGGAGTTACAGGTTGAGATAAATGATATTAAACCCAACGTCATACTTGCTCTCGGTGGGACTGCTCTATGGGCACTTACCGGCAAAACTAAAATTTCTAAGTACAGGGGAAGCATCCTCTGGGGAATGGGCACTAAACTTGTTCCTACCTATCATCCCGCGCACTTGCTACATAGTGCTGCTGGTGGAGAAATCAAAGGTTACTGGAATCGTCAAATAATGATATTCGACATGAAGCGTGCATGGGCTGAGGCGAATACACCTGAATTAGAACTCCCATCGCGTGCGTGTCAGATAGCTCAGAACTCATGGGAACTACATGAATTTCTAGAACGATACAAAGACTGTAAGCGCGTAGCCGTAGATATTGAGGCGGGTGGACACTGTTTACCTGTCTGTATCGGACTAGCATTCAACAAGCAGCATGGAATGACAGTGCCATTATGGAATCGTGACGGCATTAGTTCTGTGCCTGACCAAGACCTAGCATCTATGTGGGTAATGCTGGCTAAGGTACTATGGGAGAAGGACATTGTTGGACACAACTTCAACTATGACCGAGATAAAATTCGTAGACTGGGATTCACAATTAGGGGCATACACAGTGACACTATGCTCAAAGCCTTTGCAATTAACCCTGAACTCCCAAAAGGGCTGGCATTCAATACTAGTATCTACACCAGAGAACCCTTCTATAAAGATGAAGGTATGTATGAGGGGAGCTATAGAGATTTACTACTCGGGTGCGCGCGTGATAGTTGCGTCACATATGAAGTCAATGACAACATGGACCCAGATATAGATGAGCTAGGGATGAGAAAGTTCTATGAAAACTTCCTGATGACACTACCTGATTTCTATCTGGAGATTGAGAACAACGGGTTCGTAGTCAACGAAGCTAAACGAGAGGAGCTGATAGCTAAGTATGTAGAGTGGGATGAGAGACTTGGATTCGAAATGTTCCAGATTGTAGGTGATGATATCAATCCATCATCTCCGCAACAGGTATCCTCCCTCCTGTTCGACAACTGGAAACTGCCACGCCGTCAAGGTACAGGTGAAGAAGAACTCACCGCGCTACTCAACATTCAAGGCGGAGTAAGACACCAACCATACAGAGACTGGATAGAGAAGTGTCTAGAACGTCGGCGTGTACGTAAGACCCTGAGTACCTACCTCTTTGCCATACCAGACTACGACGGCAAGATGCGTACTACGTGCTTCATGTGTCTTGAAACAGGTCGCACTAGTACCGGCCAGCAGAACCCTCCTATACGCCCACTCGTAGACTTAGTAGGTAAGGGGCGTAGAACCGATATGAAGCCTATGGGTACGGCGTTCCAAGTATTCACCAAGCACGGTGATATTGGAGCGGACGTACGTTCTATGTACGAACCAGAGAAGGGATATGTATTCGTACAACTAGATAGTTCACAAGCTGAAGCGCGAGTAGTCTTTAACCTCGCAACTGATGAGCAAGCATTACAGGACATGAACGAACATGACTATCATGCTCTCACTGCTACTTGGTTTTTCGGTGGTGTTGAATCTGATTACTCTAAGAAGGTGCTCGGATATGAAAGCCCGATTAGATTTGCTGGCAAGACTCTCCGCCATGCAGGACACTTGGGAGCAGGTAAAAGACGAGCAGCTACAGAGCTAAACACGCAAGCGCGTAAGTACAAGATTTCTATCACTATCACAGAGACTCAAGCGGAACGAGCACTAAAGATATTTCACATGAAGCAACCCTTGATTCATAAGGTGTTTCATGCTGAAGTAATTGAAGCACTAAAGAATACGCGGCGCTTGATTGCGCCTTTACCTTGGGGGATTGATGCTGAAAGAGGAGGCGTACGTATTTTCTATGAGCGATGGGGTGATGACCTGTTCAGAGAAGCTCTTGCCTATCTGCCCCAACGCGCTGTTACTGACAATACCAAAGCGGCTGGTATCCGAATTAAGAAAGGATTCCCAGAGGCGAGAATCATTCTTGAAGGACATGATTCACTACTATACAGTATACGTAGGGAGTATGTCGGAGACTTCATCCCCCTAGCACAGAAGGAGATGGAACGACCTATCAATTTCAAGAACTGTTCACTGCCTCGTAGGTTCCTTAAAATCCCCTGTGACGTAGAGGTAGGGGAAAACTATAGGGACTTGAAGAAATTCAAATTCCCGGAACTGTTACAGGATGTGAAATGACATGGCTGGAAAAGCTGCTGAGTCAACACAATGAACTTGAGAGTCCCACTAACTTCTGGTTATGGGGTGGATTAGCGGCCATATCCGCTGTGGTAAAAGACAATGTATGGATAGACAGACAGATATACATCT